CACGCATGTCCCAACTTTGTGTTGGGGGGCTGACTGCATCGCAGATCAGTCTCGGCGTCGCTCTCGCAATTACGCGAAAGAAACGTCATCATTAACGACAGAAAAGCCATGCTCAGTAATACACTGAATACAAACGAAGTGAAAGGGCACGACGCCGCTGAAGTTGAACTTCAGCGCATCGATACCCTCGGCCGTAGCACCGTCTTCGCAAAGATTGCGGAGACTCCAAGTGCCCAACACCGTCTCACGATTAAACATCAAGAGACTGGTGCGGGTTCCAAGCTGCGTCGGAGATCGCTTATTAGGGTCGACGTTACGTCGATCTCAACAGTTGACTCCGTCACACCTGTGACGACATCTGCGTACCTTGTCCTTGACGCACCGGTTGGTGCGTTGCTGGCTGATACGGAGATGAAGCGCGTCCTCGCCGAACTCGGAAGTTTTTGCTATACCTTAACGGGTACGGCAACCTTCCTGTACGACGGAACTGGAAACGGCTGTCAAGCACTCCTGACCGGCGGTCTTTGACCGACGACAGCAGTAGGCTTGAATCCTGCCGGGCCCGCAAGGGCCCGGCAGATCACTAAGTTGTAAACGTCCTGCAGATTATGGGATTTCTCCCACGTCTACAGTCAATTCGGCCCATTCGGGATGCACTAGTCTAAGGGCAGATCGTCTTGCGACGAAATGTCCCTTGAACTGGATGTAGTCCCAGGCGCCGAAGTTGACGTTTCCTTCAGGGAGGGTTGTTCCTGCGACGATTTCCGATACTTGAACGGTCGGGTTAATTTCCGAACCGTTCGGTACAGAGTCGACAAAAGGATCAAACCTTTTCTTACTTGTTCGAGATTCATTTCTCGGCATGTGTTAGTGTTTGTTTGTTGGTATCAGTGATGCGGGCGTGGCTCTTGGAGTTTCACCATATGGGAAACATCAAAAGCCAAGTTGAGTATAAACTCATTGCCGCTCTCACCACTGACGCGTTTTGCGTTATTGGTGCGGGACCTCAGTCACGCGCATTGAGACTCACTCTTCAGAAGATTGAATCTCGTCTGCGTTCGGAGGGTATTTGTTTCTTAACGAAGCAACTCCCCCTTCTGTGTAAGGCCCTTGATAGGGCCCTCTGTCTCGGTTACGTCGACTGCAATTCCTTCGTGGGCTTTAAGCTCATGAGAGATAGCAAACTCCCGATGTTATTCGGTGAGTTTTTCGAACGTATCTTTGACCACAGCGGTGTGTTGAAGTCTCAACCTGACGTTGCAAGTG